AGTATTAAACCTAATTCTGAAACATCATAAGTATCTGATATAATTTTTCTATATCTTGGATTGGCTGTTGCTGATGGAACAATTTGAATATCAATTAACTCAGTTAAAATATCTTGATTCCTTACAAATTGTTCTTCTAATCGTTTAAGTCTTTCCTCTGTGCTTGTTTGCCAATCTGCAATTCTCCACTTCTTGTCACCAACCTCTAATTCTTCAACTGCGCTTGGAAATTTATATTTTATTCTATTTACAACATAATCTCCACTCAAAACCAACCCATTAACTGTTGGGGTAAGTGTATCAACAATACTGACTATTTCACCTCGAAGAGGAATGTTTGCTGATTCACTTTTAACTAAAATAGTCCCTGTAATAAAAGGGATACTCCTCTTAGCAAGAATACTTGTTGCTCGGCTCTCTGCATCTGCAACTGAACTTATGTCAGATAATTCTACAACTTTCTCTGCTTTTCCATAAGTATCAATGCTATTTTGATTAATCATATGAATTGGTGCAGGGGCAGACCAAACATAATTAATAATTGAAAAATGATCTGTTGTAAAAGTAGTTCCAGTAGTTGGCATAACTTTTTTATTTTCTTTATCAACATAATAAAAATGACCAGTGCTTGCATCTTTAGTTCCACCAGTTTTTTGTGTTGTTGGGGGATCAGCAGCATCCATATATAATTCAACAATGTCCGGGGTATTTGTTAAAAGAATACTTTCATTTAAATATCCGGCAGTTGTTTCAATTTTTCCAGATTCAGTAATATTTGTTTGGGTTGTGGCACCGTCTATTCTTAAATCATTAATCATATATGAATCATCAAATTCCCATTCTGGAACTGCGACTATTTCTGTTCCAACTGTCAAAGTTATTCCTGAATTATTATATCCAAGTGGTTCAAAATAAACAACCTGATCTGAATCATTATAATATAAATCCCAGTCTAGTGCTTTCTTTAAGGCCATTATCCTTTCAAAAATATCTGTATTAATACATTTAAATTGATCAATTCTTTTACCGTCTTCTGTTCCTGAAGCTTGAACTGTTGCAGTCATTCCTCCATAGGTTTCAACCAAATCTTCAACTATTTCGCTTACTTCTCCTGCACTTGCATCCACTCCAGATTCATAAACTTTGTTGACATTCTTTCTAACTAATGTAATCATTTCATTCTTGCAAGTAACTTTTATTAAAGCTCCTTCTGGTTTAATATTATCAATAAATCCATAGAAATATCTTCTGTCTGTGCTTGTTGTCCAACCAGCCCAAATTTCAACAACTTGCCCATTTGTTAAATCCAACAAATCATTTACATTTTTTGGAAGAATTAATTCTGCTTCAGAAATAGCCTCATCGTCTTTTGCATATTCCCAACTAATTAATTTATTTGGATCTGGTGCGCCATCTGTGTCTTTTACCGTAACTGAATTAATTATAACTTTTGTCATCCTCATTTTAATTTCCTCTGTTTTTTATTTTGTTTAATGTATTCATATATTTATCCATAGAATCTCCAACACCATAACAATTTCCATGACAAATATCTATTTGGGCTTGAATATTATATACTTCTTCACAAAGATCAAGACAATTGTTTTTTTCAGCCTCTTCAGAACCATCTGAAAAAACACCAACAATAAAAATAAAAAATACCAAGATGATAAGAATTATTGTCAAGGCCTTGTGTCTTTTAAACCAGGATTTTTTTTCCATATATTTTTATTATTTATTTAGTTTTTAAAATTAACTAGAGAGCTTGGCCCTCTATAAGTGTTAGAGTATAACCCACTTTGCTTTCATCTGCACTTGCTTTCTCATGTGTGAAATCTTGAATTAAAACATTTTTGTTTACATTTGTCCAACTGCTTACAAATGTTAAACTAGATTGTGATCCGTTTTGTAAACCCTCAATATCTGTCACAAATGTTCTCAAATCTGCAACTACGCCTGTCTTAACTCCTGTAACTGTAATAATTCTGCTTGTTCCCATCAAATCCATAATTAAAGAATCATCACTATCCGATAAAGGAAGTGGTTGATTAAATAAACCTGAACTTTTTGCTGAAGATTCGCTTGAAACAGTCCCTAAATCTTTGCCTCCTATCGACGCACTCATAATTTTTTCCCCCCTAATTTTTTTTGAATCCCTTTATGTATTCCAGATTTCAAATGGAATTCAGCACAATAGGTAATTCCATTATTAATTTTAAAAGCTAATTCTGGAAATAAACTTAATGGTTTAATATGGTGTGGATGTAACATTGCTCCAATTTTGTTATTACAAAATTCACAATTTGTATTCTGACAAGTAAAATTATCTCTCAAGAAAACAGCTTCCCTCCAGATTTTCCACATACTTTTTGTTCTTAATAATCTATTTAATGGTGTAATTCCCCTATAATTCCATGGCTTATTACCTTTTTGAAAACCATGTCCTTCATATATTCCTTTTTTAAATTCTGTACTTTTGCTTCTACGTTCTCCTTTTTGAAAACTTCCTGAATTTCCACCCTTCATTGATTCGCTCATTCTTTTTCTTGTTTTTTCTGATAGTTTCTTTCCTTTATGTGATTCGCCCATTTTTATTTTAGATTCTTCTGAATGTTTAAATCCTTTTTTTCCATTCTCCCCCTTAACAAATCTTCCTTTAGAATCTCTTTTTATCATTGGTTGTCAAGATCTTTCTTCTTTAAAAAATCTTCCCCCATTGATTTAATTTTTTGAATATCTCGTCCTTGTCTTTGAATTTCTAAAGAAAGGGATTTTATTAATTGAGCTTCTGCTATAATAAATGTTCTAATTGAACTAAGTGTTTTATTTATTTCTTTTAATTCTTTTATTTCTGTCATTGTGAAATACGTCCTGTCATCTGCCTTTGTAAGACACGACTAACTTCATTAGCCATAATTTTTATATCACTTGTTTGTCTAACTGAAGGATTATTTATATTTATTGTAATTGATTTTCCACCCAAACTTCCAGGATCTTTTGTTGCAATTATAAAATCATTTGGATCAGTATGAACTACCCCCTGGGGAGTTATAATTGCATCTCCAACATTTCTTCCTCTTCCTCCTCCACCGCCAAATAATCCTTTAAACCAATTCCAAACTGTTGTGGCCACATTGATTGTTCCTTGAAATAATCCTTTAAACCAATTCCAAACTTTCTCTCCAACGTTAATAACTCCATCAAATAAAGTTTTAATAAATTCCCATAATTTAGTTCCCAAATCTGATATAGAAGATAATCCCATTTCAATTATATTCCAAATTTTCATTCCAACATCCGCTAAAAACATAAACCCTGGTTTGATTATTTGTTCCCAAATCCAAACTCCAATCTCTGTTGCTCCCTGAAAGAAGTTTTGGAAAAAATCAACAACCTTTTTTATAATAAAAACAAAACCCTTTGCTATTCCCACAATTGGAATTAAAAAAGATATTGCTCCAAATTTCTCAACTAATTTTTGAACAAATCCTTGAACACTTTTCATTACAGGTGCAAACCATTTAAGGAATTTTGCGATGGCTTTCATAGTGGGCACCCAAATAGGAATCAATGGTAAAAATAAAAGAGTCAAAATCATTTTAAGCAAACTCATAACTGGCTTAACAATGAAACTTATGGAATCAAGAACAGCTAATATTGCTCCAAGTGTTCCGGCAGTTTTTAATCCGCCTTTTCCAAGCATTCCGCCCCCACTGTCTGCTCCTTTTTTTCCAATGCCAATTGACTCTAAAGATTTTTTTACTTGCTCTGCTATCTTTTCTCCAACTTTCCCTCCTTTTCCCTCGCTAACTTTTATTGGTACTTCTATTTTGAAATCTGCCATTTTATTTTTTTATTGATTGTTTTTCGATTTTTGTTTTCTCAGTTTCTAATTCCATTAAATAATTCATTCTATCATAAGGAAGATTATCAACTTGTTCTGGGGTGAATTTGAAATGATGTGCAAAAAACCAATACATTAATTCATTTGATAATTCTCTATTATCAAGGTGATATCCTTTTAGACTTTCCCTAATCAATCTTTTTTTTTATCTGATGGTTCTGCAAACTCGCGATATTCTTCAAACAAATAATCGCTTACTTCTGCAGGTAAATCCTTTATCCCTTTCAAAGATATATCAAAAGGTGCACTAACAATACATGCTGATAAGATTTTCTCTTGAATCTCTGACTCATTAACTGTGATACTTGGTTGTCCTCCAAGTATTTTTGTTTGAGTGCATTCACTACTAATCTTGTTTCGTACACCCGTACTTAACTTTTTGATAACAACGACTGCATCTTTTCCATTGATCTTTAAAGGAACATCTATGCTTTGTATGGCTATTCTTTGCTGTTCATCTAATTTCAAGTCTGGGATTTGCTTTTCTTGTTTTTCTTCTTCCATTTTTCCTCCTGGATTTAATTGATGGTCTTAATAGGGGACAATAGTTCCCTTTTGTTTGGTCTCAAACATAGACCAAAAAATTTAATAAATTATATGTTTGTAGCTGCGACTGGTGCAGTTTGAACATCGTTTGTATAAACAATGTTTGTACATGCTCTTGCCCATCCGGTTACACCTTCTTTTACAACTTCATTAATATTTTGTGGAAGAGTTTCTTCATTCAAATGAACTCCTGTCAAATTGATATCTAAAATATCTCCCTCATCATTTGTGAATGTTAACTCTAAAGTTGCAATCTCTGTTCCACTTCCAGTTGTTGGTGCACTTGCTGAATTAGTTCCATTTAAGAAATAAGTCAAAAGTGTTGTATGGCTATTAAATGCTGCAGTCATAGTGAAATTATATTCTCTATTCTTTGCAATATTTCTTGTCATGAATCTACTCCCAATTCCATAAACTGATTCCAAATTATTATTAATTGTCAATTCAAAAGATTGAACTGCTGCAATTGTTGTTCCATCTGGCATCTCAATACTTCCATGTGCAAATGTGAAAATTGGTTCAACTTCTACATTATTTGCTAAAGCTGTTGTTCCTAAAGTTTCATATCTATATGGACATTCCAAACTGAACTTTAATGCTTCATTTATAGATGCTGAAATTGTACAAGTATTCACAATACATCCAATTAAAGCGCTTCCAACATCTGTTGTTCCTAATTCAAAACTTAAATTTGTTGTAAAAGAGATTGGTGCGTTTGTTTCAGTGTAAGTATGAGTATAGGCCCCGCCTGTCCCTCCATCTGAATTTGCTCCTAAAACTCCTAAAAGCCAATAAGCATTTGAAAGAGATCCGTTCAAAGTTACTGTTCCGGCATATTGTTTATTTATAGTTGCTGTTGCATTTCTTGCTCCAATACCATAAATTCTCTCAGCATTATTATTTCTTGAAATTGATGATTCAACTCCATGTCCAAAAGGCATATAAGTTTCATCACTTGCTGTATGACTTGCTGCTGCAACTGCCCATCCATCTTGATCTTCGAATGCAAAAAGTGCTACACTTTCTGCTCCTGAAATATAGTTTTGTGCTATTTTATTTTCCTCCCTTTTTATTTAATTGCTTGCGTCTCTTATGAGTATCTTTTTTGCCGTTTGGTTGGTTCTGAGGAGTTTTTAATAACTTTAGGAGTCTATCTGCCTCTTTTTTTGAAATATGTCCTGCAGCCAAATCTGTCATAATCTTTTTTAATTTTTTATTTGCCATTATATAATATCTACCTCAAACATTCCCAATAAATCTATGTTTTTTTGCATTATTTCTTGTCTTTTATCAGGACTATCTATTGTTGGCCCAATCAATGTGGGTTTTACAAAAGATAAATAATAAAAATCTTTTGGCGCTCCAACATACGCTGTTTTAATTGCTTGAATATATCCATCAAGATCATTTGATTTTTTTGCATAAACAACAACAGTAAAAGCAACATTCGAAATAAAATCAGTTCCCCCAATCCCAAAAGCATCAATGGATGCATTCAAAAGATCAATAGCAATTCTCGGATAAGAATCAATTACCAAATCATCTCTAGGAAAATCTGGATGTATTTTATCATGTCCATTATCATAAATTATTGTATAAGATCCAGTTTGTTGAACTGTAAAAGTAATAACGCCTGTCAAAAAATTAACTGTATAATCTTTGCCATAAACTAAAAGAGTTCCCCTAGTCACGCTTCGAACATTCTTCACCGTAGTTGGACTATTTGCAAAAGTATGTGT